TCTGGTAGTATGTTTAGTATTAAATATCAATTATTTTTAAATGATTTGTATTATTTTAATTCAATAGAACTTCTTCAATATTCTATGGTAAAATCATACTTAGAAGATATTGATTTTTTACTAACAACTGATAAACAAATAAGGTTTAATAAAAGACAAGATAGATTATATTTGGATATTGACTGGTCAGCACAATCTGTTGATACTTATTTTGTCATTGATTGTCATAGGGCATTAGATCCTAATCAATTTAGTGGTGTATTTAATGACAGTTTTCTTAAAAGATATCTCACACAATTAATAAAACGTCAATGGGGTCAAAATTTAATTAAATTTAGAGGTGTTAAACTTCCTGGTGGTATTGAATTAAATGGAAGAGAAATATATGAAGATGCTGAACGTGAAATTCAAAGTATCAGGGAAAAAATGTCTTCTGAATATGAGTTACCACCTCTAGATATGATAGGATAGTATTATGGCTCTTAATTCTTATTTTCTACAAGGGTCTCAAAGTGAACAAAGACTAGTTCAAGATTTAATCAATGAACAGTTAAAAATTTTTGGTGTGGAAGTAACATACCTTCCAAGAAAAATAGTTAAAAAAGATACAATTTTTAGAGAACTTGAATCTTCAACTTTCAATGATAATTTTGCCATAGAAGCATATGTCAACACCTATGAAGGTTATACTGGTGCTGGTGATATCATGACCAAGTTTGGAATGAGTTTAAAAGATGAATTAGTAGTAACTATATCAAAAGAAAGATTTGAAGATTTTATTGCACCTTTTTTGGCACAACCTTCTAGTGAAATAGAGGTTTCATCTAGACCTCGTGAAGGAGATTTAATATATTTTCCATTAGGTAAAAGAATTTTTGAGGTTAAATTTGTAGAGCATGAAAAACCTTTTTATCAATTAGGTAAGAATTATGTTTATCAATTACAGTGTGAACTCTTTGAACTTGAAGATGAAATGGGTGGTTGGGATCAACTTAGTACCACAAGTAATGAGATTGATGATCTATTAGTAGATCAAGGTTATATAACATCATTACAGTTAATTTCCGTAGGATCTACAGCAACTCTTGGTGTAACTACAACGTCAGGATATCTTAGAAATATTATTTTAAATCAAGATGGTTATGATTATACACAAACTCCAACTGTTTCAATTAGTACTGCACCTGCAGGAGGAGTAAATGCCACTGCTGTTGCAATAACCACAAATGTAAGTAACGTATATTCTGTCAAAGAAATTTTATTAACAAATTCAGGTTCTGGTTACACTGAAACTCCAACTGTTACCATAGTGAGTGCAACAACAACTCAAACAAATGGAGTAACAACTACTCATGGTGTTGGAGCAGCAGCAACTGCATTATTAGTTACTTCTGGTTCTGGTATTGGAACAATAACAATTACTGATGGTGGTAGTGGATATCCTACAGAACCTATAGTATACTTCAATACACCAACGTCTGGTATTGGTACTGCTGTAGGAAGAGCACTTGTCAGCACTGCTAATACTGTTTCCCAGATACTTATTTCTGATGCAGGTATTGGATATACCTCTGCAACAGGAATTGCCACAATTGCCCCACCCCCAATATTAACTGGTTCTGGTGCATATCAATTTAATGAAATTGTTACTGGATCTGTTTCTGGTGCTAAAGGTAGAGTTAAGAGTTGGGATAAAGATACTAATATTCTCAAATTAGGATCAACTAATGGTAATTTTGTATCTGGAGATGTTGCAATAGGATCTACTTCTGAATCAAAATACACTGTTGATTATATTGAGACAGCTGAGTTCGCAGATAAATATGCACAGAACGATGATATAGAGTCAGAGGCTGATGCAATTCTCGACTTTAGTGAATCAAATCCATTTGGTACATATTGATGCTTGGAACTTATTACTATCACGAAATAATTAGAAAAACTATCATTTCCTTTGGTACTGTTTTTAACGATATAAGTATTAAACATCAAAATTCTTCTGGTGAAGATTATAGTGAACTTAATATTCCACTGTCTTATGGCCCTGCTCAAAAATTTCTTGCAAGATTAGAACAACAAGCAGATTTAAATAAACCAGTTCAAACTACATTACCAAGAATGTCATTTGAAATGAATTCTGTTAGTTATGATCCTAGTAGAAAAGCAGGTGTAACTCAAACGTTTAAAGCATCTGATGGAACCAATTTAAAGAAAGTTTATATGCCTGTTCCTTATAATATTGGGTTTGAATTAAGTATATTCACTAAATTAAATGATGATGCATTACAAATAGTAGAACAAATTTTACCATATTTTCAACCAGCATTTACATTAACTGTTGATTTGGTAAAATCAATCGGAGAAAAAAGAGATATCCCTTTAATTTTAGATAATGTAGCATTTCAAGATGATTATGAAGGAGATTTTTCTACAAGAAGAGCGTTGATATATACATTGAATTTTACTGCAAAAACATATCTATTTGGTCCTATTGCAGAATCTACAAGTGGTCTTATTAAGAAAGTTCAAACTGATTTATACACAGATACTAATACTAAGACAGCTAAAAGAGAAATGAGATATACTGCAACCCCAGTTCCTGCTGATGCTGGCCCTGCTGATGATTTTGGTTTTAGTGAGACTTGGGAGCAATTTTCAGATAATAAAACTTATAGTCCAACACAAGGAAAGGATATTTAAATTATGTCTAATTATGATCCCATTGATGAAGCATTAAATACAACTAATGCTATTGAGGTTAGCAATATACCTGAAAATGATTGTGTTAAAAAACAAGATAAATTAAAAAATACAAGTGATGATGTTAAAAAAGATTATGATTATACTCGTGCTAACTTATATTCCTTAATTGAAAAAGGCCAAGAATCTCTTAATGGTATAATGGAACTTGCAGGTGAAAGTGCAAGTCCAAGAGCATATGAAGTTGCAGGTCAAATCATTAAATCAGTTGCTGATACAACTGATAAATTAATGGAACTTCAAAAGAAAATAAAGGATGTTGATGATCAAATAAATAAACAACCAAATAATGTAACTAATAATTCTTTATTTGTTGGTTCTACATCAGAACTCTCAAAATTACTTAAAAAAGGGTTTCTAAATAATAATACACAGACTGATAATAAAAAAAATTAAATAATGGCACTAAAGAAACCTTCAGATTTTTTTCGTGAGGATGATAAATCAGATGATACTATTCACGAATTAGTAAAAAGACCAGAATTACAGTCTTTTTCTGAAGCTTTTAGTGCTTATAAAAATAATTTAGATAAATTAGATAATTTAACAGATACTATAAAATATGTAGAAGATATTAAGTCTGAAATACAAGATTTTATTAAAAAAGAAGATCTTGATAATTCAATGATGGGATATACTTTTTTACTTGAAGAGAGTATTATTAAATTAAAAAATGATGTAACTGGTATTAATGAAAAAACTCTTACCACTATAAAATCTAATGTTTCTAATCTAGCAGAAAAAATTAATAATTTTGTTGATGTAGAGGCACCAAAATATAAAAAATATATTTTAGAATCTGAAATAAAATCATCAATTGATGCAGAAGAAGTTAAAAATCTAAAGATATCTATTAATGAAGATTTAGAAGTTTATGAAGATCATAAAAATAATATAGAGAATAAAATTTCTGATTTAGAAATTGAAATTACTAAAAGTAAGAAAAATTTAAAAGAAAATTTAGAAGAACAAAATCAAGAATTTTTACAGGTTAAAAAAGATATTAGAAATGATTTTTATTATTTTCATGAAGAATTTAAAACAGTAGTTAATAAATTAAATTTAGATGAATTAGAAGAAAAAAATATTCAACTTTCTAAGAAAGTTAAATATCTTGAAGAAATATTTGAGAAATTTAATGAGAAAGAATTTTTAAATGAAGGTCTTATTAACATAACACCAGATTCCGATAATTCAGATCCATTAACCCCACTTAATAAAAAATATGTTACTCTTGATCAATTACAAGATCATTATAGAATATTTGTAAGTCGTGTTCAACAACAATTAGCAACACTGGGTGGTAGTGGTGAAACACGGTTAAAGTATCTTGATGATATTGTTGGTATTGCTACTAATGCATCAACTTATGATGGTGGATATTTAAGATATGACGATAGTTTAAAGAAATTTACATTTGGATCAAATGCTGATGGAAATTCATGGATACAAGGTGTTGATGGCCCATATAGTTTAGGAAGAGTTGGTATTGGAACAACTATTATTCAAAGTGGTTTATATCCTGATAATGCATTGGTTGTTGAAGGAAATGCTAGAATTACTGGTATTCTTACTATTGGTACTGCTTCTATTACTTTAAATGCTGATACTGGTTCAATTTCTTCAGGTGATGTTGAAGTTGTAAGTGCTGGTGGTGGTGCTAACTTTACAGGTATTGTAACTGCTGCTGGTGCCAATTTTAATGGAAATGTGACTATTGGTGGAACATTAACATATGATGATGTAAAGAATGTAGATTCTATTGGTATTATAACTGCCAGAGAAGGAATACACGTTATTGCTGGTGCTGGTATTAGTATTGCTGCTGGTGGATTAGAGGTAGCTTCTGGTATTGCAACTATATCAGATACCTTAAAGGTAGGGACTGCTATCACTGCTCATGCTGGTATTATAACTGCCACCACATTTGATGGTAGTTTAGCAACCAGTAATTTATCAGGAAGCATAACTAATGCACAACTAGCAGGATCTATCGAAAATAATAAGTTAGTAAACAACACCGTATCTTTTGGTGATATAACTCTAGCACTAGGTGGAGAAGATACAACACCAGCTTTTGATTTGGTAGATGCTATTAACTATCCTTATACATCTTTAACTGGTATTGTAACTCACATAGTAGGTGACACTACACCACAACTTGGTGGAGACTTAGATGGTAATAATAAGAGTATCTATGGTGTTGGTATTCTAACTGCTACTCAAATTGCCGATGGTAATGGATCGGTTGGTGCTGCAAGTTCAGTATTAAGTTCTACTGGAACTGGTTTATCTTGGATAGAACAATCATCTGGAGGAACACCTGGAGGTTCTAATACTCAAATACAGTTTAATAATAGTGGTTCTTTTGGTGGAAGTGTTAATTTAACATTTGATGGTACTACTGTAACGGGTACTATATCAACATCCACAAATGCAAAAGGTTTAATTAATTCTCCAGATATTATAGTAGGAAATATAGTTGGTACCGCACTATCAGTAAGTGGTATTACTACCGTAACCGACACTCTTAAAGTAGGAACTGCTATCACTGCTCATGCTGGTGTTATAACTGCAACTACATTTGTAGGTGGTTTAACTGGTAATGTTACTGGTAACTTAACTGGTAATGCTGATACTGCAACGACTGCAGGAACAGTGACAACTGCTGCTCAAACTAATATCACCTCATTAGGTACATTAACTTCTCTAAGTGTAAGTGGTGATGTATCAATCGGTGGTACACTAACTTATGATGATGTAACTAATATAGATTCAGTTGGTTTAGTCACTGCACGAAGTGGTGTTGTGGTGGTTGGTGGTGGTGTTAGTATTGCTGCTGGTGGATTAAATGTAACTTCGGGTATTACAACAGTTGGATTTGCCACTGCTACTGATGTATGGGTTTCTGGTGCCGTTACTGCAACTACTTTTTACGGTGATTTAGCCACCACTAATTTATCAGGACAGATAACTAATGCACAACTAGCAGGGTCTATCGAAAATGGTAAGTTAACAAACAGTACAGTATCTTATGGTGGTATAAGTCTAGCATTAGGTGAAAGTGATGCAACACCAGCTTTTGATTTGGCAGATGCTACAAATTATCCTTATACATCTTTAACAGGCATTGTAACTCATATAGTCGGTGATACTACACCTCAGTTAGGAGGATATTTAGATCTTAATTCTAAAGGAATACATGGTGTTGGTGTCATAACTGCAACTGACTTTAACTCCACATCTGATATAAAACTCAAGATTAATATTCAACCCATTGATGATCCACTTGCCAAGGTTGTACAGATTGAGGGTGTATCATTTAATTGGAAACATGATAATAAACCAGCACTTGGTGTTGTTGCCGATCAAATAGAAAATATTTTACCAGAATTAGTTCAGGGAGATGATCCAAAAACGGTTAATTATAATGGATTAATTGGTTTATTAATAGAAGCAGTTAAGGAACAACAAACTCATATAGATAATCTTGAAGAAAGAATTTCTAAATTGGAATAACATTATGGCACTCATACATTCTTCTTTACCTATAGTTTCTGATAATCTTGTATTATACCTAGATGCAGCAAATCCCAAGAGTTATTCTGATGGTGATACCACTTGGAGCGATATGCTTGGTGGTAATGATATAACACTTACAGGTGGACCTTCTTTTGATTCCACTGATGGTGGTGGAAGTATAGTTTTTGATGGTTCAAATGATCAAGGAACTAATGATTCTTTTAGTATTGATAATATAGATGATAATGGTGGTAGTCTTGAAATATGGTGTAAGATTACTGATACTACTGGTTACAGACATATTGGTGGTTGGAGAAGCAACAGTGAATCATTTTTCATATTATTGTTATTTGATAGTGGAAATGTGGAAGCAAGAACAACTTATGGTAGCACTAATGTAGATCTTACTCCTAATTATAGCACTTCATTTTGGGCAGATAACTGGAATTGTGTAGTGCTTACTTTAGACCGAAGTGATAATAAAACTAGATTATATTTAAATGGTTCTTTGGTGGAGACTTCTTCAAGCACTGTTGGTGCTATAGGGACTAATAATTCATTTGAATTAATGAAGCCTGATAATTTAGCTTCTGCGGTTGCTGGTGGTAAACTTTCCCAAGTAAGAGTATATGGTGGAAAAGCATTATCAGCAGCAGAAGTAAAACAAAACTATGATGCACACAAAGGGAGGTATGGATTATAATGGCTTGTCATTCAGGACCAAATATTGTAAAAGATAATAGTCTTATATTTTATTTGGATGCAAAAAATACTGAAAGTTATTCTGGTAGTGGAACTTGGAATGATTTAAGTGGTTTCGGAAATAGTGATAATGCAACAATAGATGGTGCTACTTTTGATAGTGAAGGATTTTTTGATTTTGATGGAACGAATGATAATGCCAAAATTGCCTACACAGGAGATAGTGATATTAATGATACTTTATTCAATGGATCTAGCAATTTTACTATAGAGTTTTGGTTTAAGGCTGATAATTTACCTGCTAATGGAGCAACCTCTCAGTATTCTCAAACGCTTTTTGGTGGTGGAGATCGTGCCTTTTTTGTATTGTTTGGTGATACTGATGATGATAAAGAAGTGAGTATACGGATTAATATAGGGGGTTCTTGGGATAGTCCAGTTGGAAGTGGTGCCGATAGTATTGAAAATAATAGGTGGTATAATGTGATAGCAACTTATGATACTAGTGATGGATTTGTTTTGTATTTAAATGGACTTCAAAAAGAAACTGACTCATCAACAGGAACTTTTAGTAACTATGGTTATGATAGTAGTTATAGACTTTTAGGTTGTTTAGTTGATAATACATCATCGTCATCATATAATGATAGATTTTTTGATGGTAAAATAGCAATATGTAGAATTTATAATAAAGTTTTAACCGCATCAGAAGCTAAACAAAATTATGATGCTATGAAATGGAGGTATAACTTATAATGACAACAGAATATAATAGTTCTAAAATAGTTACTGATAATCTTGTATTGTGTTTAGATGCAGGAAATACTAAGAGTTATCCTGGTACTGGAGCAACTTGGACTGATAGAAGTGGTAATGGTTTTAATGGAACAATATATGGGTCTCCTAGTTTTTCTTCTGATAATGGTGGAAGTATTGTATTTGATGGTAGTAATGATGATGTTGTGTTTCCAACAAGTTTAAATTCATCTGCATATGAATTTTATGCAGCTGCTAATTATTATTATACAGTTTCATGTTGGTTTAAACCTGATGTATCTGATACTGGTAAAAATGCTCTTTTTTCAAAAGCAGGGGGATTTGGTGGTTCTGGTAATCTATGGGTTGCTTATGAGGGAACTAATTTAGGAACATCAATAAGAGGAAGTTGGGATGCTGATAGTATTGTTGATGGAACATTAACATCTGAATGGCATGAAGTTGTTATTGCATGGGATGGATCAACATGTTCAGCATATTTTGATGGTATATTTGTGTCTAATCCTTCTGTTGGTAGTGCAAGTATACAAGCAAGAGATTTTACTATTGGAAATGCGGATAGTGGCACAGGTGGTGAAGCATATAAAGGAAATATTTCAGTATGTAATGTATATAATAGAGGATTATCAGCAGCAGAAATAAAACAAAATTTTGATGCACTTAAAGGGAGGTATGGATTATAATGGCAACAGAATATAATATTTCTAAAATAGTTACTGATAGTCTTTTTTTCTGTACAGATGCAGCAAATACCAAAAGTTATTCTGGTAGTGGAACCACTTGGAATGATTTAAGTGGTAAGCGTTTTACTGGAACATTAACAAATATGACTGCTTCCAATCATACTTCTGGTGTATCTGGTTATTTTACTTTTGATGGAAGTAATGAGTCAGTAAGTTTTTCTGGTAGTGCAAAAGTAAGTATACCACCTCTCACAATAAGTGCGTGGATAAAGAGAGATGGAACTCAAGATACTTGGGCTTCTCCAATATCTGGTAGACAAACTAGTCCAGCAAGTCAGTGTTTTAATTTTAATGTATATAGTGGTGATGAATTAAGATATAATTGGGAAGATCAGAGTGCTTCTTGGAATTTTGATGCAAGTATTACCATTCCTAATAATGAATGGGTTATGTGTGCTGTTAGTGTAACTTCATCTGCAGCAACTCTTTATATGTTTAAATTGGATGGAACAATTTCATCAGGAACTAATACAACGACTCATAATTCAGGAACTTTTCCATATGATGCTGCTGGAGAATTTACCATTGGTCAAGATAATAATGGTGGAAGTAGATATTTTGATGGAGATGTTTCTATGGGTTTAGTTTATAGTAGAGCACTATCACAAGCAGAATTGAAACTAAACTTTGATGCAACTAAACAGAGGTATGAATGATAAATATTAAAAAATACCTAGTGACTTCACGAAGACGGTAAGATGGCAATTAAGATTTCAAATTCCACTATTATTGATGATAGTAGACAAGTAGTTAATGCAGGTATCATAACTGCAACAAAAATAGTCGGAACCGCATTAAGTATAAGTGGTATCGGAACAGTAGGGGATACATTAAAAGTAGGAACTGCTATCACTGCTAGTGGTGGTATCATAACTGCGACTAGTTTTAGTGGAGATATATTAAAAGTAGGAACTGCTATCACTGCTAGTGGTGGTATCATAACTGCAACTAGTTTTAGTGGTTCTGGTGCAACACTAAACTCTATTCCTAATGCTGCTTTAGATAATAAGAGTGTTTCTTATGGTGGAATAACATTAGATTTAGGTGGGACTAGTGCAACCCCAGCTTTTAATCTAACAAACGCCACAAATTATCCTTATACATCTTTAACTGGTATCGTAACTCATATAGTTGGTGACACTACACCTCAGTTAGGTGGAGACTTAGATGGTAATAGTAAGAGTATTTACAGTGTCGGTGTTCTAACTGCCACCCAAATTGCCGATGGTAATAGTCAAGTAGGTGCTGCAGGTTCAGTATTAAGTTCTACTGGAACTGGTTTATCTTGGGTAGAACAATCATCTGGTGGTGGTAGTGGAATAGGAAGTGTTGGTATTCAATCTGGTGGAGTATTTGTTGGATATGCAAAAACTATAGATTTTGCCTCTGCAAACAATGTCACAGTTTCCGATGATGAAATTGCTACAGTCTCTGTTGGATCCTCAATTAGATTTGTTGGTGCCAGAATATATTTCAGTGATATGACTCCTGCAGGAGCGGGTTCTTATTATAATGTAGATCAAAATGATTATGATGGTATTACTATAGATACAAATTCCTTCTATAATTCCACTAATGGTAGATTTGTTATACCAGCAGGTGTATCAAAAGTTAGATTTACAATAACTCTTAGTAAAGATTCAGGTACTGTTAATAATGTTTGGCTTATAAGGAAAAATGGAACCCAAATCTATACTAACGAGGGTGGTATATTTCATGAATTTGAGAGTTCTGGATATACTAATGTTGGAAGTGGTGCTATCACTGGTATATTATCATGTGAAGAAAATGATTATTTTCAACTTGTATATAATGTTTCTACTACTTCAACAGGTGGATCATCAATAGATTGGTCTGGTTCTTTCCAAATAGAAGTTGTTGAAGGATCATTATTAGGTCATTATTTTTCTGATACCAATGTAACAAATGCCAATAATATTACAGTTCAGGCAAATAATTCTACAGATGAAACAGTATATCCAATCTTTGTAGATGGGGCAACTGGAGTTCAAGGCCCAGAATCTGATACTGGATTAATGTATAATCCATCTACTGGAATATTAACTTCTAGTGTTTATAGTGGTATTATTACCACTGCAGCACAACCTAACATAACTTCTGTTGGAACTCTAGATTCATTAACGGTTACAAATAATATAACTGCGAATGGGAATATTGTTGGAGATAATTCAACAGATATAACTAATATTAATTCTGTATCTGCTACAACCTTAAGTGGAACTTTAACTGGTACTGCTACTGGATTAAGTGGTACTCCTGATATTACAATACGTAATTTGGTAGGAGTTGGTGCCACCTTCACTGGAGTTCTTACATATGAGGATGTAACAAACGTTGATTCATTAGGAGTAGTTACTGCACGAAGTGGTGTTGTGGTGGTTGGCGGTGGTGCTAGTATTGCTGCTGGTGGATTAGAGGTAACTTCTGGTATTACTACTGTTGGATTTTTAACTGCTACTGATGTATGGGTTTCTGGTACAACAACGACAACAGGAGATATTCACTTAAATTCCACAGACAAAAAAATATTTTTAACAAGTGATTACGATCAATATATCACTGCTAATGCTGCTTCTAATTACTTAGTATTTGGAACAGCAAATGATGAAAGAGTTCGCATCATGTCAAGTGGGGATGTTGGTATTGGAACCAATAATCCAACTGGAGGTAATGCTCTTGTTAGCAATACATCAACATTAGCAGTTGGGATTGTAACCACAAATTCTTCATTTACTCGTGACTTAAAAGTTACTGGCATTTCTACTGTTGGATTTTTAACTGCTACTGATGTATGGGTTTCTGGTGCAGTTACTGCCACTACTTTCTATGGTTCTGGTGCAAACTTAACAGGATTAACTGGTGCATCTGAGGCTACTTATGGTGATGCATCTAATGTAGCTCAAATTGTTGTTAATAGTGATGGTAAGATTACTGGAATTAGTAATATTTCTATTTCTGGTGGTGGAGGAGGAGGAGCCTCTGGAGTTTGGGAAACTAATACTACTGGTATTAATACATCAACAAATGTGGGTATTGGAACCACCACGGCATCTGATGCGACTCTTACTGTTGATGTTGGTACAGCATCTACAGCACTAGTAATTCAGGGTTCAGAAGGACAATTATTTTCCGTAACCAATAGTCTTTCATCAGGTTCTATATTTTCTGTTAATGATATATCAGGTGTACCATCAATAGATGTTGATGCTGATGGAACAATTCAGTTAGCACCTTTTGGTTCTACTGAATATGTGGGCTTTGGAACTACTAATCCTACAGCAAAACTTCATGTTATTGGTGATGCAATAATTGGTGGTGGAACAACAATAAGCAGTGATGGTATTAATGTTACTGGAATTGTTACTGCAACTTCATTCAGTGGTAAACTTAATAATTTAACTTTTCCATCCGCTAATGGTAGTGATGGTCAAGTATTAACTAGTGATGGAGCTGGAGTTGTACAATGGGAAGATGCGACTGGTGGTGGAGGAGGAGGTGGTGCCTCTGGAGTTTGGGAAACTAATACTACTGGTATTAATACATCCACTAATGTTGGAATAGGAACTACTACTGCATCTGATGCGACTCTTACTGTTGATGTTGGTGCAGCATCTACAGCACTAGTAATTCAGGGTTCAGAAGGACAATTATTCTCTGTAACTAACAATCTTACATCAGGTTCTATATTTTCTGTTAATGATATATCAGGTGTACCATCTATAGATGTTAGTGCTAATGGGGATATTCAATTAGGACCTTTTAATTCTACTGATCATATTGCAATAGGACAAACCAGTAGTGGAACAAAACTAGGTGTTAAGGGAAGTATATCTGAAAGAGTTTATGTAGTAAATGATGAATTATCTGATATAGCATCAGATAGAATTAATATTGATGATGGAAATGTACAATACTATAGTGTTGCTGAAGATGGTGGTACTTTAACACCCGATATTACATCAACTAATGGACTTAATAATGATTTAGCAATAGGAGATTCTGTCACCGTTGTTGTTATTATAAAACCAGATAGTACTTCTGATAAGATTACTAATATTACGATAGATGGTAGTGCAGCTACAGAAGAATGGTTAGGGGGAAGTGCTCCTGATGGTGGTGCAAGTGGTAGTTATGATGTATACACATTTTTCATACTTAAAACTGCCGATGCAACTTTCCTTCCTCTTTGTAATAAAGTTAATTACGCATAAGATATTATGACTCCTATCTCATCACTACTTGGAATGTCAGGACCTATTCCACCCTTTACTGTTTCGAGTGGTGGAGGAGGAGGTGGTGGTGGATCTACAACAGCTACTTTTACTTGGAAATATCATATGCATGGTAATACTATGGGAGCATTGAAAGTATATTGGAAGACTCAGCAGGCTGATGATGCTACTGCTAAAAGTGGAGGCACTCTTAATGAATTAGCTTTTACTGCGGATGGTAGTGGTGTAATGGGTTTATCTGGACAACAACAATCAGATGAAACAAGTGCATGGAAAAGTGCTAGTGCAGATTTATCATCTTATGCTGGAGAAACTGGAAGACTAGTATTTTTGTATTACAAAACTGTAAGTGGATTTAGAGGCGATGCTGCCATAGATAATATGAGCTTGACAATAAATGGAAGTTCTACGAGTTTAGTTGAAGTAGGTAGTAGTACATCTACATTATGGTGGAGCACAACGTATTCAGCAGTTGGTAGCTACAGTAGTGTTGCAAATGCCGTTACAGATTTTGAAAATGGAATGTCTTTGTATCAGGTTATAGACAGAGGAGCTGTGTATTCCTTCTCTTCCTCTGGAACTTGGTTCAAATGGGATGGTTACACTAGTTCTGGTAGCACTGGTCCTAGTGGGAGTGACAGTGGAGAACATTACATTTACGTTGAAACTTCTTCAAATCAAGGAATGCAAAGTGGTGCAAATAGATATTGTTTTCTTGTAACTAATAACACATATACGTTATCATGATTCTATCAATTAGATATTAAAATTATGTCTGCTAATGATGTTTACTTAGGTAATCCTAATTTAAAAAAAGCAAATACTCAAATAGAATTTACGGAAGATAATATCCGTGAATTTTTGAAATGTAAAGCAGATCCGATATATTTTACTAGAAAATATATAAAAATTGTCTCTCTTGATGAAGGACTAGTTCCTTTTGATATGTATGATTTTCAAGAGAAGTTGATTAAAAGATTTCATGAAAATAGATTTAATATATGTAAGATGCCTCGTCAGACAGGTAAATCTACAACTTGTATATCATATCTTTTACACTATGCAGTTTTTAATGATAATGTCAATATTGCTGTTCTGGCAAACAAAGCATCCACGGCTAGAGATTTACTTGGTAGATTACAACTCGCATATGAAAATTTACCTACATGGATGCAACAAGGTATAATATCTTGGAACAAAGGTTCTTTAGAATTGGAGAACGGTTCTAAGATATCAGCAAACTCCACCTCATCATCTGCTGTTCGTGGTGGTTCTTATAACGTAATATTCCTTGATGAGTTTGCATTCATTCCAAATCATATTGCCGATGATTTCTTTGCATCAGTTTATCCTACGATTACATCTGGACAGTCAACCAAAGTTATTATAGTTTCAACCCCAAGGGGTATGAATCACTTTTATCGCATGTGGCACGATAGTGAAAGGGGTAAAAATGAATATGTTCCCACTGATGTTCATTGGTCTGAAGTTCCTGGTAGAGATGCTGTATGGAAAGAACAAACAATTGCAAACACATCAGAACAACAATTTAAAATTGAGTTTGAGTGTGAATTTTTAGGATCCGTTAATACTCTTATTAGTCCAACAAAACTCAAAAATTTAGTATATGAAAATCCCATTCAACGAAATGCTGGTCTTGATATTTACGAAAATCCAGTTAAAGACCATAATTATATAATTACGGTTGATGTTGCACGAGGACTTGGTAATGATTATTCGGCATTTATAGTTTTTGATACAACAGAGTTTCCATACAAAATCGTAGCAAAATATAGAAACAATGAGATAAAACCTATGTTGTACCCAAATATTATTCATGATATTGCTAAGGCGTATAATCAAGCATTTTTATTAATAGAGGTTAATGATATTGGTGATCAGGTTGCAAGTATTCTTCAATACGATTTAGAATATGATAATATTCTTATGGCTACAATGAGGGGAAGAAATGGTCAAGTAGTAGGTCAAGGATTTTCTGGTAAAAAAACTCAGCTGGGTGTAAGAATGACATCTGCTGTTAAAAAATTAGGATGTTCTAATTTAAAAACTCTATTAGAGGATGATAAAATATTAACTTGCGATTATGATATTATTTCAGAATTAACCACATTTTCCCAAAAACATAATTCATTTGAGGCAGAAGAAGGATGTAATGATGATTTGGCAATGTGCTTAGTTATATTTGCTTGGTTAGTCGCACAAGATTATTTCAAAGAGATGACTGATCAAGATGTAAGAAAGAGAATATATGAAGAACAAAAAAATGCCATAGAACAAGACATGGCACCTTTTGGTTTTATTTCAGATGGATTTGATGATATGGATAGTTTTGTTGATAAGGATGGGGATAGATGGCATACAGATGAATATGGAGATAGTTCTTATATGTGGGACTATCGATGAAAAAATGCATGTAAATAAAGGAAATAATAAATATTTCTAGAATAAATTTGGATTGCGAGAGTAAATTAAGATGCCGTTAAACTTAGCGTCTCCTGGAATTCTGGTAAGGGAAGTTGACCTAACCATAGGAAGAGTGGATCCCACAACAGATAAAATTGGTGGAATTGTAGGACCTTTTTCACAAGGCCCAGTAGCAGAACCTACACTTATTGCCAACGAAAATGATTTGCTTAATACATTTGGGCAACCATATGATGTAGATAAACACTACGAAACATGGTATAGTGCATCATCATACCTAGCATATGGTGGGCAATTAAATGTTGTTAGAGCAGATGATAGTGGTTTAAAAAATGGATTTGTTGGAGAGGCTGCGAATGTAAAAATTAAGAGTGTCGAACATTATGAAGAATTGGGATATGATACTAATGTTCTTTCAACAGTAACCGTTGCTGCAAAAAATCCAGGAACTTGGGCAAATGGAATTAAAATTGGAATTATTGATGGTGCAGCAGATCAAATATTAGATGGAATAGATGTTGCAAGTCCAGAAGCTAAAGCAGCAATTGCCGTTGGTTATGGAGTAACTCAAGCAGTTTCAGACGGTACTGTTGTTTCAAAAACTGGAGTTGGTGCTGGATCAACAGAATTAATAGATGGTTACTTTAAGGGTATTGTAACTAAAGTAGGTACTACTACTATAGATGTTAAATTTCTTAGTCATGTATCCTCTGCAGGAACCGAAACTCAAAAAGATTATAATAGCATTTACAAATTTAGTTCATCAGGAAGTGTTGCTATTCATACTAATGGTCAAGAAGCATCATATGCTTCAACATCTTATACATCTTCCAAGGATTGGTTTGATCAACAAGAACTTGAAATTTCTACTGCAACTAGTGGAGCCGCATCAACCACTTATAACACTGTAAAATGGAATACATTATCTGAGAAACCAGGAACCTCTGATTATGCGAGTGCTAGAGGTGCTAGATTTGATGAAGTTCATGTGGTTATAATTGATGCTAAAGGAACAATTTCTGGTAATGCAGGAACAATTCTTGAAAAACATTTAAATCTTTCAAAAGCAAAAGATGCAGAATTCTCTGTAGGTTCTCCTTCTTATTGGAGAAAATATCTTCAAACTGGTTCTGAGTATATTTTTGGTTTAAGTGAACCAGCAGGAGTTGTAACCACTGGATATAGCGGTGCATTTACACTTGATGGTGATGGTGGATGGGATAAAGATGCAGAGGGAGTTATTTTTAATAGTATTGGTACATTGAATTCTGAATTAGCAGGTGGTTTAAATTATGGTGGAAAGACGAATCTTACCACTACAGGAGCACTTGATTCTGGACTGGATGATATTGTTGGTGTCAATGGATATGGTTTATTTGAAAATGATACTGTAGTAGATGTAGATTTCCTTATTCAAGGATCTTCTAAAGGTGGAGAAAATGAAACAAGAGCACTTGCTACTAAATTAATTGCTATTGCTGAGAAGAGAAAGGATGCGATTGCATTCATATCTCCTTATAGAGCAGCAATGATATCTGATACTTCAGATCAAAGTGCTGCAACTATTTTAGATGATGAAACAATTACTGATAATGTAATTAATTTCTTTGACCCAATAACATCTTCTTCATATGCAGTATTTGATACTGGATATAAGTATATGTTTGATAGATTTACTAATACATTCAGATACATCCCACTCAACGCTGATGTTGCTGGAACTTGTGCTAGAACTGATATCAATCAATTCCCTTGGTTCTCACCTGCTGGAACAGCAAGAGGTTCAATTCTTAATGCTGTTAAATTAGCATACAACCCAACTAAATTACAAAGAGATCGTCTTTATTCCTCAAGAATAAATCCTGTCGTTTTCCAACCTGGAGCAGGAATAATCTTATTTGGTGATAAGACTGGATTTGCTAAGGCATCTGCCTTTGATAGAATTAACGTTCGTAGATTGTTTATTTTCCTTGAAGATGCAATTTCTGCTGCTGCAAGAGATCAACTCTTTGAGTTTAACGATGAGATTACAAGAACTAACTTCGTAAACATTGTTGAACCATTCCTACGTGATGTTCAGGCTAAACGAGGAATTACAGATTATGTGGTTATCTGTGATGAAACCAATAACACTGGTGCTGTGATTGATGCAAATGAATTCATTGCAGATATATACATTAAGCCTGCAAGATCAATTAACTTCATTGGTCTAACATTCGTTGCCACTAGAACTGGCGTTTCATTTGAAGAAGTAATCGGTAGCGTTTAAGTAATTAAGAGGTTTAAAGACAATGCCAAGTAGAGTTCAACAGAACAGTATTCCACTAAGAAAAATTAGTGATTTTAAGAGTAGATTAATCGGTGGTGGTGCTAGACCTAATCTATTTGAAGTAGAGTTAGCATTTCCAGATGCGGTTGCAGTAGACAGTGAAGTTTTAGCAAAAGCTAGAATTTTAGTTAAAGCAGCAGCACTTCCAGCATCATCGATTGCTCCTATCGAAATTCCATTTAGAGGTAGGATATTAAAAATTGCTGGAGATAGAACATTTGAAACATGGACTATCACAGTAATTAATGATACTGATTTCATAATTCGTTCAGCTTTTGAAAAGTGGATGAACACTATCAACAAATTGGATGATGCCACAGGTATTACTAACCCTGCTGATTATCAAAAAGATGCCATAGTTCATCAATTAGATCGTGATGGAGGTGTTCTTAGATCTTATAAGTTCTGGGATATTTTTCCAACTAATATTTCTGCTATTGATATGAGTTATGAAACAACTGATACCTTAGAAGAATTCACTGTAGAAATGCAAGTTCATTGGTGGGAAGCATTTAAAGGAACCAGTTCTTCAGCTGGTGGTGAAAATATACGATAAATAGTGCTATAATAGTAGTAAAACAATTATACAATGGCAAGACTTTTTGGATTTTCAATTGGTGACAAGGAAAAAAAATCCCCTTCTGTGATATCTCCAGTTCCTCAAAATAATGAGGACGGGGTTGATAATTATATTAGTAGTGGATTTTATGGTTCCTATGTTGATATAGAAGGTGTTTATAGAACCGAATTTGATTTAATAAAACGATATCGTGAGATGGCATTACATCCAGAGTGTGATGGTGCCATTGAAGATGTTATTAATGAAGCAATTGTTAGTGATTTATATGATTCTCCAATAGAAATTGAATTATCAAATCTAAATGCTAGTGATAAATTAAAAAAAGTAATTAGAGAAGAGTTTAAAAATATAAAAGAAATATTAGATTTTGATAAAAAATCTCATGAGATACTGAGAAATTGGTATGTTGATGGTAGGATATATTATCTAAAAGTAATTGATATGAAAAAACCCCAAGAGGGGATTAAGGATCTAAGATATATTGATCCTATGAAAATGAAATATGTTCGTCAAGAAAAGAAGAAATCTAAATCTCAACAAGTCTTAGATATGAACAGAGGTTCTGATAGTGCTGCGAAGTATGTAGAACCAGAAATAGAAGAATATTTTATTTACACACAAAAACCAAGTTATCCATCAGGAATGATAACTGGTAGTGGTGGAAATAAAGGTGTTAAAATTGCAAAAGATTCTATCACTTATGTAACCTCTGGTCTTGTAGATAGAAATAAAGGAACAGTTCTTTCATATCTTCATAAAGCAATTAAGGCACTTAATCAACTTCGTATGATTGAGGATAGTCTTGTTATTTACAGATTATCAAGAGCACCAGAAAGAAGAATATTTTATATTGATGTTGGTAATCTACCAAAAGTAAAGGCAGAGCAGTACCTTAGAGAAGTAATGAGTCGTTATAGAAATAAACTAGTATATGATGCTAATACTGGTGAAGTTAGAGATGACAGAAAGTTCATGTCTATGATGGAAGATTTTTGGTTACCAAGAAGAGAAGGTGGAAGAGGAACTGAAATTACAACATTACCTGGTGGACAAAACCTTGGGGAACTTTCTGATATTGAGTATTTTCAAAAGAAACTTTATAGAGCACTTGGTGTTCCCGAATCAAGAATTGCTGCAGAAGGTGGATTTAATTTAGGACGTTCATCAGAAATTTTAAGAGATGAACTTAAGTTTTCTAAGTTTGTAGGACGTTTAAGAAAACGTTTTGCACACATGTTTACGGATATGCTTAAGACACAATTAATTCTTAAGAATATTGTTACTCCAGAAGATTGGGAAGTAATTAGTGAACATATCCAATATGATTTCTTATATGATAATCAATTTGCAGAATTAAAACAAACTGAAATGTTAAATGAGCGTTTAGGCTCACTTGCAACCATTGAACCATATATTGGAAAATTTTATTCTAATGAATGGGTTCGTAGAAATGTTCTTCGTCAAACTGATAGTGAAATGGTGGAAATGGATGAACAAATCGAACAGGAAATTAAAGATGGTATTATACCAGATCCAGATGCAATTGATCCTATAACTGGTGAACCATTACCAGCAGAAGGCGAGATGGATACATTAGGAGATGTTCCATTAGAAACAGATGGTGCTATTACTAATGGGCAGTTAGGAAAGGACACTAAGAAAGCGGAGATATAAATAAAGAATAGGATTATATTTATTTTTCAATGGAAGAACTTGTTAATTTGATAGCTAATGATGCATCTGCAGCTGAAATTAGTGATGGTATTAAAAATACATTATTTACAAAAGCAGCATCAAAAATTGATGCCCAAAAACCAAATATAGCACTTTCTATGTTTGATGCTGGTGCTTCAAACGAAGAACCAGAAACTGATATTGAGGAACCAGAAGAAGAAACAACAGAGGAGGAATAATGAACATATTACTTAAAGGAAGTGAGGCAACTGTACCTTTAGTAGCTGCTGCATCCAGTTTTAGTGAGGCAACTGTTGTTCGTCTTGCTAATCCAAGCACTACTGATCGAGTTATTACTGTTACTGAGACTAGAGGTGGATCTACTGTTGGCACCTTCACTCTTTTGGCAGACTCTACCGAATTTTTAGAAAAAGAACCTACCCATGTAGTTTTCGTTGCTGGAGGCACTGATTGCTTGGGTACTAAAGTAGGATTTACAAACTAAGAAAATGAAACTTATTACAGAAGAAATTTCAAGCGTTAAATTTATCACCGAAGGAAAGGGTGCTAAAAAGAAAATGTATATTGAAGGAGTTTTTCTACAAGGAGATCTCAAAAATCGTAATGGTAGAATGTACCCAGTAGCAACTCTTGCAAGAGAAGTTGGAAGGTATACTGAATCCTTTATTGGTAAGGGTCGTGCTCTTGGAGAACTTGGTCATCCAGAAGGCCCAACTGTAAATCTTGATAGGGTTTCTCATAAAATTACTTCACTAAAACAAGAGGGAAATAATTTTATTGGTAAGGCACAATTACTTGAAACACCCATGGGTAAGATTGCAAAATCTTTAATCAATGAAGGTGTTACTCTTGGAGTATCTTCTCGTGGAGTTGGATCACTAAAAGAAGATCGAGATGGTTGTAAGGTTGTTGGTGAAGATTTTCAGTTAGCAACTGCTGCAGACATTGTTGCAGATCCTAGTGCACCAGATGCTTTTGTGAATGGTATTATGGAGGGAAAAGAATGGATTTGGGAAGGTGGTTCACTTCGTGAAGAACTTGTTGAAAAAACTCAAAAAACAATTAATACATTAGTTGATCAGAAAAGATTAGAAGAACATAAGTTGGATTTATTTAATAATTTCCTCTTGAATCTTTAAGTTCTATAAATAAATACAGATTAAATTAAAAATATCTAAATGTCCGTTGGTACCGATTTACAAGAAATGGAAAACGTAGTAACTAAAAATGCTGCAGCTGGAGAACCAATGCCAAGTCTAACTGGGGTAACACCTGGTCAAACTGGTGCTGTTGAAGATCTAGGCGGCCCTACTCCACAAAATTATAAAGCTGATGACAATTCAGCAAAATTAAATACACCTGGAAAAACTTTATCGCAAGTTAGGGATGTAGTTAACAAAAAAGCAGGTAAAGCAGATCCTGTACCTAGTGGTGTTAAGGAGGAAGAAGAAAAACCTGAAGATCAGGTTGTTTCTGAAGAGGAGACTACGGAAGAGGAGATCGTTGCCGAAGAAGAAACTACTGAAGAAGAAGTAGTTGCTGAAGAAGAGACTGCCGAAGATAAGATTGATGTTGAAGAAGATATCAATGCTCTTATTGCTGGCGAAAAACTTTCTGAAGAATTTGAAGAAAGGGCAAGAACAATTTTTGAAACTGCAATTAAGTCTAAGGTTTCAGAAATTAAGGAAGAACTTGAGAAGGAGTATGAGCAATCATTAACCGAACAGGTTGAGGCTATCAAGGAAGAAATTACTGATAGAACTGATGCTTATCTTGAGTACGTTGCTGATGAGTGGATTGAAGAAAATCAACTCGCAGTAGAACATGGACTTAAAACAGAAATGACCGAATCATTCTTAGTCGGAATGAAGAGTCTTTTTGAAAATCATTATGTAACAATCCCTGAAGAAAAATATGATGTTCTCAACAATATGGTTGAGAAATTAGATGAAATGGAAGATAAACTCAACGAGCAAATTAATAAAAATGTTGCTCTAACAAAGAGACTAGCGGAATCAACTTCCGATGTAATTCTTGCAGATGTATCTGAAGGTCTTGCACTTTCCCAAAAGGAAAAACTTGCTTCTCTTGCTGAAAATGTTGAGTTTGATAGTGAACAATCCTATCGTGAGAAACTAGGAACATTAAGGGAATCTTATTTCCCAGCTAATCCTGGCACTCAGAGAGACAAGACAGAAACAATTTCAGAAGGTACGGCAGAGGCACCTAAGACAAATTCAAGTCTTATGGAAACCTACTTACAGACATTGGGAAGAGTCTCTAAAAAATAATTTTTAAATTATTGATCAAACTAAAACTTTTAAAGAGGTAATTTTAAATGCAAGCCCCTATTAATTCAGAGGCTCTGCAGGAGAAATGGGCACCCATCCTAGATCATGACGGTATGGGTGATATCAAAGATCACCATCGTAGATTGGTAACTGCTCAACTCCTGGAGAATCAAGAACAAGCACTCAGAGAGGAAAGAGAATTTCTTTCTGAAACACCAACTAACAGTACTACATCTGGTTCCGATCCAGGTTTAGGTGCTGCCACAACAGGTGCAATGCAAGGTTTCGACCCTGTACTAATTTCACTTATTCGTCGTTCAATGCCAAACTTGGTCGCATATGACCTTGCTGGTGTTCAACCAATGAGTGGTCCTACTGGACTTATTTTCGCAATGCGTTCACGCTACTCTTCAAATAGTGGCACAGAAACATTCTACAATGAAGTAGATTCTGCTTTCTCAGGACAGAATGAAGGTTTCGACCTTACTAGTGGTCAAACTCAAACAGCTGTTGGTTTAGGTACTACTGCACAGAGTGGTTCTAATCCTAGTGCTCTAGACGGTACATTCCCACAAACTGGTGATGGTACTACCTACAACGTAGGTCAAGGTATGCGTACAGATGACGCTGAAGATCTAGGTACATCTAGTGATAACTTTAACGAGATGGCATTCTCAATCGAGAAAGTCACCGTTACAGCGAAATCCAGAGCACTAAAGGCAGAGTACAGTTTAGAACTTGCTCAAGACCTTAAGGCAATCCATGGATTGAATGCTGAGGCTGAATTAGCAAATATCCTTTCAACAGAGATACTTGCTGAAATCAACAGAGAAGTTATCAGAACAATCTATAACGTTGCTGTTCCTGGTGCTCAAGCAAACACTGCAGCTGCAGGTACTTTCGACTTAGACATCGACTCTAATGGTAGATGGTCAGTTGAGAAGTTCAAAGGTCTCATTTTCCAGATGGAAAGAGATGCCAATGCTATCGCACAAAACACTCGTAGAGGAAAGGGTAACATGATCCTTTGTTCTGCTGATGTTGCATCTGCACTAACAATGGCTGGTGTACTTGACTACACTCCTGCACTTAATGCTAACCTTAACGTTGATGATACTGGTAATACATTTGCTGGTACTTTACAAGGTAAGTATAAAGTATACATCGATCCTTATGCTGCTGCAGGTGGAGCACAAGCTAACCAGTACTACACTATTGGTTACAAAGGTACATCACCTTATGATGCTGGATTATTCTACTGCCCATACGTTCCACTACAGATGGTTCGTGCAGTTGGAGAGAACACATTCCAACCAAAAATCGGGTTTAAGACTCGTTATGGAATCGTTCAGAATCCATTTGCTCAAGGTGCTACTGCTGGTCTTGGCGTTCTACGTAGAAACTCTAATGAGTACTATCGTCGTGTTAAGGTTGCAAACCTTATGTAAGATAGAAGGATATATTTCCTTTAATCAAGAGACTCCTTCACAGGGGTCTCTTTTTTTATCTAAATACATTATCGGAGATCTGTGTTCTATTATGCCTTGGCACATTAAAAAAGAAAGTATTTTAGGTTCTGCTATACCAACAAATGGTGTTGAATATTATGTTGGTAATAATCAGTGGACTAATGAATATGATAAAAGAAAAGTATATTCTAATGAAGCAGATGCAAACGCTCAAAAAAATACAACTGTAACAACGAATTTAGGAATTACCTATCAACCTAAGTGGTGGGCTAATGCCACGGTTGTAAGTGAATAAATAAAAATAAAAGTAGTATTACCATGAAACCCACTCCTAAACAATACAAAGAGGCAGTTGAACGTCATAATAAGATTGTAAAGCATCTTATTGATGAAGGTTATGCCGAAAATGCAGAATCTGCAGATAACATTATAATGGGTATGAGTGAACAGTGGTACAATTTAATTATTGATTGATGAAAGATTTTAATAAATTTATTGAGGAGGCAGCATCAAAAAGATGTCCAAGTGGACAATATTGGTGTTTTAATGATGAAAAATGTAAAAAAATTCCAAGAGGATATCATTTAGGTGGTAGAGGATACCTTGAACCAGATGAGGATAATAAAAATGGCCAGAATGGAAACAACTCTAGTGGCAATTCTAATGGTAACGGTTCTGGTAATGGTGGCAGTGGTAACGGTTCAAATGGTGGAAATGGTGGAGGTAATGGTGGAGGTAATGGAGGTTAGAAATGGCTCGAAATCCATTAGATAATCAAATAGATAATAGAAATTTTCTATCACCTGTAGGATTTAAATTTAATATATCTAAAACTCCAAAAGTTAATTTTTTTAGTAATTCTGCTAGAATACCAGAAATTCTTTTAGGAACTTCAGTGCAACCATCATATCTAAAAGATATTGAAGTGCCTGGTGATAAGTTACAATATGGTGATTTTTCATTAAGATTTTTGGTTGATGAAGAGTTAGAAAATTATATGTCTATTCATAATTGGTTAACTGGATTAGGATTTCCAGAAACAACACAACAATTTAAAGATTTAACAACAGATAGTGATAACATAAGAGATGGTAAAGAAGCATTCAGTGATGGTAGTCTTCATATATTAAATAGTAATTATAGAGATATTGCTATTGTAAAATTTAATGATATGTTTCCAACATCTTTAAGTTCATTAGAATTTGAAGCAACAGATATGGATATCAACTACTTTACAGCAGAGGTAGTTTTCAAGTATACTGTGTATAATATAGTAGCAGCTGACGGTAGAACTCCTTTATGAATCTTGAACAAATTCAGGATATGTGGCAGAATGATTCTGTTATAGATCCTGATAACCTACATGATGAATCACTAAAAATTCCTCAATTACACTCAAAGTATTATACAGTTTATAATACGATTACTCTTTTGCGTGAAAAAGCAAAAGATCAATACAATAAAATAAAATTAGAAAGATATAATTATTACACAGGAAAGGCAACAGCAGAGGTGTATGCTGAAGAACCATTTCCGTATAAGGTAAGGGAAAAGGATGCAATACAGAGGCATTTAGAGGCAGATGAGAGGTTAACTAAGATTGATCTTAAGATAAGATACTATGATGCCACATTAAAATTCCTTGAAGAAATAATTAAAAACATTTCTAATAGAACATTTCAAATTAAAAACGCAATTGAATGGAATAGATTTCAGGCAGGTATGTAATATAACTTGACAAAGGGTGCTAAATATTTTCAGATGAAGATTATTTTATGTCACATTTGGTCATATCAAAGAAAAATGAAGTTTATCTTTATGTAGAAGCTGATGTGCACGTATACTATGAGTTAGCAGATCAGTTTACTTTTGAGGTTCCTGGTGCCACTTTTTCGCCAGCATATAAAAATAAATATTGGGATGGAAAAATTCGTTTATTTAATATTCAAAAAAAAGAAATTTATGTTGGACTGTTAGATAGAATAATTCAATTTTGTAAAGATCATGAATATACTTACGAGTTTGTAGATAATAAACATTACGGATTACCATTTGAAGTCAATGAAATGATTTCAAATGAAGGTGTGAAAGATTATATGACTGCCATTTCTAGACATAAACCTAGAGATTATCAAATAGATGGAGTATACGACGCTCTAAGACATAATAGAAAGTTGTTGATATCCCCAACTGCTTCAGGAAAGTCTCTGATGATATATTCGATTGTGAGATATTTTGTTGAGAAACAGAAAAATACTCTGATAGTTGTTCCGACGACTTCGCTAGTAGAGCAAATGTATAAAGACTTTTCAGATTATGGATGGGACGTTGGTTCATTTTGCCACAAAATATATGCAGGTAAAGAAAGAGAGACAGACTCTCAGGTCATTATTACTACTTGGCAATCCATCTACAAACTCCCCAGAAAGTATTTTGAAAGATTTTCTGTTGTAGTTGGGGATGAGGCTCACCAATTTAAATCAAAATCACTTATATCTATAATGACTAAGTTATCAGATGCTAAGTATCGTTATGGATTTACAGGAACTCTTGACGGAACACAAACACACAAATGGGTTCTTGAGGGATTATTTGGACCTTCTTATAAAATTATTAAAACAGATGAACTTATGAAGAAGGGTCATTTAGCTACATTAGATATTAATGTACTTCTATTAAAACACCCGCCAAATAAATTTGAAACTTTTGAAGATGAAATTCAATATATTATTGGTCATGATCGTAGAAATAATTTTATTAAAAATCTTGCTTTAGATTTAAAGGGCAATACACTTATATTATATGCTAGAGTAGAGGGACATGGTGAACCCTTATACGAATTAATAAATAATAATAACATTATTGAAAATCGTCGTGTATTTTTTATACATGGTGGAGTAGATACTGAAGAAAGAGAACAGGTTCGTGAAATTACTGAACAAGAAAAAAACGCAATTATTATAGCTTCATATGGAACTTTCTCCACAGGTATTAATATTAAAAACCTTCACAACGTCATTTTTGCTTCTCCGTCTAAGTCTAGAATTAGAAATTTACAATCAATTGGAAGAGTCTTAAGAAAAGGAGATCAAAAAAATAGAGCAACTCTATATGATATTGCTGATGATATTAGTTACAAATCAAGGAGGAATTACACTTTAAACCATTTAATAGAAAGAATTAAAGTTTATAATGAAGAAAATTTTGATTATGATATAGTAAACATACCACTTAAAAAATGATGGGAGAAGAATTTTACGCAATAATTAAATTAGTATCTGGTGAGGAAATCATGTCTGTTGTCATGGCAGACGATAATAATGATGAAGTTATTTTAATTTTACAAAATCCAGTAATTATGCAAATGTGTCAAAATGGAGTTGGCCATTATATAAAAGTAAAACCATGGATGGATTTAAACGATGAAGATATGCATATTATAAAACTTGATAAAGTTATTACAATGTCTGAAACCACAAATAAAAAATTAATATCAATATATGATAATTTTATCGAAACTAGTGATGAACAAATTAAAATACCACCAATTGATGGTAAAGTAAAACCCAATTCTAAAATGGGATATGTATCCTCAGTAGAGGATGCTCGTAAAATACTTGAAGAAATATTTAAGATTAAACCAGAATCTAAAGAAAGCTAATATATCTCTGAACCTCTACAAAGGTTATTGTACTCAAATTTGACCATCTTGTCAAGCTTATGCTTTTGTGTTATAATAAAAACAGTTTAGATATAAAAACTAAAATGTCATGCCAAGAAAAAAGTCCGAACACTATGTAAATAACAAACAATTGTTAGAAGCTATGATTGTTTATAGGGCAAAGGTTTCTGTTGCAAAAGAAAAATTTATTAAAAAATATCCTGATAAAGAACCTCCTTGGATTAACAAAAAATCTGGGCCATGGGAAGGTAAACCGCCCATACCGAATTATCTTGGAGAGTGTTTTTTAAAAATAGCAACTCATCTTTCTTATAAACCAAATTTTGTTAACTATATGTTTCGGGAGGACATGATATCAGATGGAATCGAAAATTGCGTTCAGTACATACATAATTTTGATCCTGAAAAATCCAAAAATCCTTTTGCTTACTTTACGCAAATTATACATTATGCATTTCTCAGAAGAATACAAAAAGAGAAAAAACAATTAGATATTAAAACAAAGATTATTGAAAAAAGTGGATTTGATGAAGTTATGAATGTTGATGATACAGCATTATCTGGAAGTGCTTCTGATTATAATACAATTAAAGATAATATTCAATATAGAAATAATAACAGATGATTAATTTTTTACTGGAAAATCATGAATTCCTTGGCAATCATTCTATTCCTGAGTTTATTGTGGGTTATATTTTCGCTGCAGCACTTATCATTGGTGCACCTGTAGTGTTTCTAATTATTTCATTTATGTCGGCACTTATGAAAACTAGTGGTAAGATGACAGGATATAAAGAATATGAAGAATATGGAAAGTCATCTTGTAATGATGCACCACCATTTATATTACCAGACCCAACAAAAAAATGAAAAAAATACTTTTGAAAATATTAGAACCTATTGCTTTAGTTGGAATGGTTGCTTTTCTTGGAGTTATGTTTTTAATTTTTATGGTAGAGCATTTACTTATAAGAGGGCCTGCTAGGTTTATAAAGAGTAAATTTAAAAGAAGAAGGAGGAAAAGAGTATGATTTTACCAGGTTCCACAGTTAAAGTAACTGATGAAAATTCAATATACAGAGGGTATGTTGGATGTGTTCAAAGAATACAAGGTAAGAAAGCAGCAGTTTTAATGGATAGTCATACCCCTTGGGACAAGATGATTACATTTAGACTTTCTTCACTTGATGAAGTGACAGAGGGTTTCCAATATTATCCTAAAAAGAAAAAATGAAATTAGGATTAGTGGCAATTATTTTTATTGTATTTTTACATTTAATAGGTATATCTGTGTCAGAATTTTACACAAACTCAAATAATAATGAAATTTTATGGAGAGATGAATGAAAGTCGCTATAATAACGGATACTCATTATGGTGCCAGAAAGGGTTCAAAGCATTTTCATGATTACTTTGAACTATTCTATCGTGATGTTTTCTTTCCATCTTTAGAAGAGCATCAGATAGATACTGTTATTCATATGGGTGATATATTTGATAGTCGTAAGGCAATTGATTTGCAAAGTTTAGAGTGGTCAAAAAGAGTTGTGTTTGAGCCATTAAAAAAATATAATGTTCATGCGATTGTAGGTAATCATGATTGTTACTATAAAAATACTAATTTTGTAAATTCTCCAGAATTACTTTTAAATGATTATTCTAATATTAAAATGTATTCATCTCCTTCAGAAATAAATGTAGATGGATTAGATATTTTACTTTTACCATGGATCAACTCTCAAAATATTGATGATACTGAAAAAGTAATTTCTAATACAAAAGCAAAGGTTGCTATGGGACATCTTGAGATGAATGGTTTTCAAGCAACTCGTGGACATATTATGGAAAATGGCACGGATGTTAGTCTTTTTGATAAGTTTACTAGAGTATATTCTGGTCATTTTCATACTAGATCAAATGATGGAAAAATATATTACTTAGGTAATCCTTATGAGATGTTTTGGAATGATGTCAATGATCCTAGAGGTTTTCATATATTTGATACAGAGACTTTGACTCATATCCCAATTGATAATCCTTATAAATTATTTTATAACATATATTATGAAGATACTAATCCTAAATTATTTAATACTACCGAATATAAAAATAAAATTGTAAAGGTAATTGTTCGTAAAAAATCAAAACCAAAAGAATTTGAGAAATTTATTGATAAACTTTATACTTCTGGTGTTCAGGATTTAAAAATTGTTGAAAATTTTCAAATTCAAGAAAGTGAAAATTTTGAAGTTAATGAGGAGGAGAATACTCTTTCAATTTTAAATCGTTATATTGAAGAATCTGAATTTAATCTAGATAAAAATATAATTAAAAATATATTTCAAAATATTTACAGGGAGGCTTGTGAAGTAGAATAATGTTTCTTCTTACTCTTACAGATAGCAAAAATGAAGGTGCTTATGCAGTTCAGGATTCTGATGGGGATAAAGTATTATTTCTTTTTGAACATAAGGACGATGCCCAAAGATATGCTATGATGTTAGAAGTTGACAATAGCCCTGATATTACTTCTAAAACCATGGATGTTATTGAAGTTGATGATAAGTTGGCTATAAACACATGTAAAATGCATAATTACAAATACGCTGTAATTACTCCAAATGATATTGTAATTCCTCCTAAAAATGATAAAATTTAAGAAAATTAAATATAAAAATTTCTTAAGCACTGGACAACACTGGACTGAAATAGATTTTTTAAAATCTAATACCAATTTAATTATTGGTGTAAATGGTGCTGGCAAATCAACTATGTTGGATGCACTTACGTTTGTGTTATTCAATAAACCATTCCGTAAAATTAATAAGTCCCAATTAATAAATGCAACAAATGAAAAGGATTGTTGTGTTGAAGTTGAATTTGATATTAGTGGTAGAGAATATCTAGTTAGAAGATCAATTAAACCAAACTTATTTGATATTGAAGTTAATGGTAACCCACTTAATAAACAAGCTGATGATCGAAATAATCAAAAAATATTAGAAGAAAATATATTAAAAGTAAATTATAAATCTTTTACTCAAATTGTAATATTGGGTAGTAGTAGTTTTGTTCCTTTTATGCAATTATCTACTAATAATCGTAGAGAAGTCATTGAAGATCTTTTGGATATTCGTATTTTCTCCGCTATGAATAATATTCTTAAAGATAAAATGCGTCTACAAAGAGAACAGATAAAATCTTTAGACTTTAAAAAAGATAATCTTAAAGATAAAATGTCAATGCAAAATAACTTTATTAAAGAACTTGAAGATAGAGGTAAAAGTAATATAGAAACAAATATGAATAAAATTAATTTATTACTTAAAGAGTCTGATAATTATAGTTTGATAAACCAAACATTGGAAAATAATGTTTTTACTTTGACAAACGAACAAGAAAAACTAACTGGTGTAGGTAAAAAATTAGCAAAACTTAACAACCTTAAAGGTAAAATTACTCAAAAGGTAGCGTCGATTACAAAGGAACATAAGTTCTTCAGTGAAAATGTAACATGCCCTACATGTACCCAAAATATAGAAGAATCGTTTAGGTTAAATAAAATTGATGACGTTCAAACTAAGGCAAAGGAATTGAAAGAAGGTTTTAAAGACCTTGAAAATTCCATCAAAACCGAACAAGACCGAGAACGTCATTTTACCAAATTGACAAAGGAGATTACTAAACTCAACCATGATATTTCTCAAAACAATACTAGGATTAGTCTCAATCAACGACAAATCAGAGATCTGGAAAATGAAGTTCAAATTATTACCGAACAGTTTAAAAACAGAAATACTGAACATGAGAAATTAGCAGAGTTTAAAATAAATCTTCAAAAAACACTAGAAAATTTATCTTCTATAAGAGAAGAAATGATCAATTATGATTTTGCATATTCTCTTTTAAAAGATGATGGAGTAAAAACAAAAATAATTAAAAAATATCTTCCATTTATCAATCAACAGGTAAATCGTTATCTACAGAAAATGGATTTTTATATTAATTTTACTTTAGATGAAGCTTTTAGCGAAACTGTAAAATCACCAATTCATGAGGATTTTTCATACGCTTCATTTAGTGAAGGTGAAAAGATGAGAATTGATCTAGCACTACTTTTTACATGGAGAGAGGTTGCTAGGGTAAAAAATTCTGTCAATACAAATTTGTTAATTATGGATGAGGTATTTGATAGTTCTCTTGATGGATTTGGAACAGAAGAATTTCTTAAGATTATTAGATATATAATAAAAGATGCTAATATTTTTATTATATCTCATAAGTCAGATCTACATGACAAATTTGAAAGTGTCATAACCTTTGATAAAATTAAAGGATTTAGTAGTATAGTAAAATGAAATTCCGATTTCCTAAAAGAAAGTTATATGTTTATGCTCTACGTCTTCAACGTTGGCCAGTAACATGGTGGGATGAAAAAGTAGAAGCAAAACGTAAGAAGGAGGAACTTCGTAAAAAAAAGATTGAATCACTCTACCCCAAAAAGAAATGAAACTACCTAACTGGCAGCATCATTCCAAAAAGGAAAAGAAACGTCACCTTAAACCACAAGCACTGCGTTCTGCAAAAGCCAGACGTAGACAGTTGATAAACCGTCTACTAAACCCCACCAAGCGTGGGGTTTCGTCGTATAATAGGTTCATAAGTAAAAATACAGATGACAGTTAAACACGAAATCAAATCCCAACTCGCTAAACTTCTTGCCACAGAAGATCTTATAGTGGAACACAAGAAAGTTAAGACTGCTACATTCAATGTTCATACAAGAGTATTGATTTTACCAAAGTGGGATAGGGCAAGTAATAATGTATATGATACATTAGTTGCTCATGAAGTTGGCCATGCACTCTATACTCCAGATATAGATTGGTCAAAAGATTTAAAGGTACCTCCAAGTTTTGTAAACATTGTAGAGGATGTAAGAATTGAAAAGTTGATGAAGAGAAGATATGATGGACTTGCTAAATGTTTCTATAAAGGATATAATGAACTTAATGATGATGATTTCTTTGATATAAATGATCAAGATCTTACTTCTTTTAATATTGCTGATAGGGTTAATTTATATTTCAAAGTTGGTGCGTGGAATGATATATCTTTTTCAGATAATGAAACTCCGATTGTCGATTTAATTGCAAATGTCGAAACGTTTGATGACACCTTATCCGCAGCAGAAGCGTTATATAATCTCTGCAAGCAAGAACTTGAAAATCAAAAAGAAGAAATCAATCTTGATGAAGACGATATTTCTGATGGTGAAGATACTAGGTTGGGTAACTCTAGTATTAATAGTGATGGTGATGATACCAATTCTGATGATTCTGATAACTCTGACATGGAGGATGATGTTGATCCTGATTATCAGCCTTTTTCTAGCGGTGGTAATATAGGTGTTGATCACAAAATAGAAATTGAACCAGAAATTCAAACTGCTGATGCTTTAGAAAACGCTATTAAACATCTGACAAACACATCAAATAATCTTGAAGATACTTATTTTGAATTGCCAAAATTAAATTTAAAAAAAATTATTATTAATAATAAAACAATACATGATAACATTGAGAAATCATGGAAAGATGATCAAGAACGTTGGAATACTTATTATAAAGAAAACAATTTAAAATTTTCAAATAAAAATTTGTTTGAAGAAGCTGATTGTGAGTATATGAAGTTTAAGAGAAGTGCTCAGAAAGAAGTCAATTATTTAGTAAAAGAGTTTGAATGTAAGAAAGCTGCCAGTGCTTATGCTCGTTCTTCCACTGCAAGAACTGGGGTTCTTGATACAGCAAAACTTCATACCTATAAATTTAATGAGGATTTATTTAAGAAGGTAACCGTTATTCCTGATGGTAAAAATCATGGATTAGTATTCATTCTAGATTGGAGTGGATCTATGCAACATATTCTTCATGATACTGTTAAGCAATTATTTAACTTATTATGGTTCTGTAATAAAGTTAATATTCCATTTGAAGTTTATGCTTTTACATGTGAATATCCACATGCTGGTGGTGATCGTCTTACTCTTGCCTATGAGAAGAAAGAAGGTTTAGCTGTTGTTGAGGAAACATTTTCATTGATGAATTTATTTACAAGTAAGGTTAAAACTAAAGAACTAGAAAATCAGATGAAAACAATATTTCGTTTAAGTTGTTTATTTGATAGGTCAATGAGTTTATCTTATAATGTTCCTTTTGGAATGAGACTTTCTGGAACTCCTTTGAATGAGAGTTTAATTGCTCTTCATCAAATTATTCCACAGTTTAAATCAGAATATAATATTGAAAAAGTTCAATGTGTAATTCTTACTGATGGTGAGGGTTCTCCATTAAAATATACTAGAGAATATAAGAAAAATGATTATGAAGATAGTTCATGGATGGGAAGTAATTATATTGGTGATAGATGTATTTTGCGTAATCGTAAAACAGGTTATACATATTCATGTGATGGATTAGGTAGATGGGCAGATGTTACAAATTTATTGTTAAAAGATTTACGTGAAACATTTATTGATGTTAATTTTATAGGAATACGTATTTTAGGTGGTAGAGATGCTAGTCATTTTATTAAAAGTTATATCGAAGAAGGAGATAGTAGTTATGAAAAATTAATGAAAAATTGGAAAAAAGAAAAAGCATTTTCTATTAAGACTTCTGGTTATCATTCTTACTTTGGATTATCATCATCTGCATTATCAAATGATGATGAGTTTGAAGTTCAAGAAGATGCTACAAAGGCACAAATCAAGAGAGCTTTTGTAAAGAGTTTGAAAAATAAGAAGATGAATAAAAAAATTCTTGGTGAATTTATTGAATTGGTAGCATAAAGGAATTTGATTATGAAACGATATACAAGATATTATGACATTTATGAGGAAAGACCTTATAAAGGATATATGAGGGGTAATAAGGAGAATAAGATTAGTATGACTATATTGTGGATTTATTTGATTATATTTGCTATAATGTTTATTAGAGGTCTTATCTTATTTTTACTGTGAAAGAATTTAATTATGAACTCGATTACAAAAACATTGATTTTAAAGTTGAAAGAAATCGCAAACTTTATCGTATTGGAAGGGGAGAACAAGGAGTGCTACTGGTACGGCCTTACACTAACGATATATGCTCTTATTGGAGATTTGTAAATGAAGATATTGCTCGCAAATCTGCTGATAAAATCTACTCCATGTTTTGTGACTATAAGGAGCAACAGGACTTCATTGGAATGGATATGGCAAGGAAGTTTCTTG